CGGCGTCAGTCCTTTGGGAGAAGATCCCCTACTCGTTTGTTATCGACTGGATGTTACCGGTCGGAAACTTCCTCTCTGCCGTCGACTTTTGGCGGAAGACAGAGGGATCGTTCGTGTTCACCCATAAGGTGACTCGTACGGTAAACGGGTGCTTCGGAAACGAAGGGGCCAAAGTCGTCAGTGGTGGGGGTGGTTATTCGTACACCCAAATAAACCTGGATCGAACGGTAACTTCAAACCCGGCCATCCCGTACCCCTCCTTAGATCTGGAGGTGCATAAGGGTATGCTGGCACTGAAGCGCACGTTAGATTCAGTAGCTCTGTTCGGACTCCCGCGTCGTCTTTGACGCAATTTCAACCAACCTTGTACTCAAGGGCCGCTGTCCTTCCGACACAGCGAGTTATTAAAGGAGAATAGTATGGCCGCAGTTGGCAATATTGTCGTCTTTGACGGCGCTGCAACACCCGTGTCCCACACCCTCGTCCCCATCAGCGTTGAACGCATTGGCGGCAAGCTCACCGTAACGTGGCGCGAAAAACTCGCGTCGCTGCCGGATGAAGCCCAAGTCTTTGCGGTGCTGACGGTGGAGAAAACGAAGGCCGGGACCGTGGTGAGTACTTTCGACGTCCGTGTTCCTGTGATGGAATCCGTGACTGGTGCCAACGCTTCTGGTTATACTGCTGCGCCGAAGGTCGCGTTTACCGATCGGAACACTTGGGTGAGCTATGCTCATCCCCGTTCCACGGTTACGTCCCGGCGTCTCGCGCGGATGCTGCTGTCCAACCTTTCCAACAACGTGTCGACTACCACCGCAGCTGCGGTGGCCGGCGTCGTTTCGGAGTGTGTGGATAGCCTCATCTACCCGACCTAAGTGGTCGGGCGAGTAAACCCCAAATCATCTCAAGAAAGGAGTGATCTATGTCCAATCTGGACTGGGGCAAGCGGTACCCGAAACAAGAAGCAATTAGCATCCTGTGTCGGCTGGCTTCTTCTCACCTCCTTGAAGCTGTTAATTCAGACGAAAGGGCCCAAGTTTTACGTGGCATGCTTGACCGCCGCGATTTCATGGGTTTGTGTGAGTACGAACTTACCTACCGTGATGGTGACAGCGCTGATGCGCTAATCCATATCCGGCAGGCCCTCGGGCTTCTCACGAAGTATGAGGATCTCCCCCTAGAGGTCGACCGTGAAAAGTCGGCATGGGAGAAGTTTCGTAAAGCTGAGGAACAGTGTAGGCTCACCAACCAGTGTTTCCAAGCCTGGTCCCGCGGGGGATTTCAATTCCGCCCGTACGTAGAGGCCGTGCTCCACGGCGTTATGCGAAAAATGGATCAGATGCTTGGAGATGCACCAGTGGTTGAGGACCTTCACCTAGTATTTGGCAAAGGTGCCACGACTGATGTCCAAAAGGCAAAGTCGAATCCCCGCACGAAACTAAGTGCGGGGTACCAGTGTAGTGCAAGCCTTCTTCGCCTCGTACCAAGGATAGCCGGCATGATGCCCGGTTGGACTAAGTACGTTGGTGAGGTAAAGCAGCTCCGTTCCCTAGTCAGGGACGGTAAGCTGGGCTTCGTCGCAAAAACGGCTCTAACGCATCGATCCATCGTGGTCGAACCTTCGCTGAACGTGATGTTCCAGCGGGGTATCGGACGTGAGATGGAGCGACGTATCAAGCCGTGGGGTTTGGATATCACTAAGCAAGAGCC